TCAATGCCTCAAACTTTTTGCCACGGTCTTAACAATCGAAGTGACCTGCTTAAGGGTCTTGTCTGCCTGTCCAGAATCTTTATGAGGCGAATCAAACACTTTATCGGTCGGCGACGCAAAAACTTTATTTACCGACTCGATAAGAAATCCGGTGAATTTCTCACGTTCTGCAGGGAGGGTTTTATCAATCAATTTTCCCACGAGCTCTTGATACGGATTCAGGGATATCGAAATATTGGCTCGAAACGCGTATTCCTCTTCAAGACGCCGCTCCCGCGAGTATTGAACAACGCAAAAAGTAATTGCGAATATCAATGGGAGAGAGAACGACAACTTCATGAAAAACGCCTTGTCGAATGTTCCCGACGAATGAATAACGTAGTAAGTGAGGGCCAGCGAAACACAAACTAGAATGGCCAAGGCATAAACCCAGAACATTTTCGAACCAGCAATGCTTTCTTGCCGCTTTTGAAAGGATTGAAAAAGGGAGAACCCGGTGGCCCTCTCAATTTGATCCTTAATCTGGTCCTCAAGCCTTGAGAGCCTTTTTACCAATTTATCGGTTTCCAAATCATTTTTGCTAACAGTCGCCTCCGCATCGGCGGTGGCCGTGGTGATTTTCTTTCGATAGGCTTCGACCTCATCAAAAAACTTTTTAATCTCCGCCTCTTTAGCCGTGACTGACCCCGCCTTTGTTGCCGTCAACTGCGATTGCTCGGTCGACGTCACCTCATTCTTCTGAACATTTGTTAATGATGCGGAGGTTTCCTGCTGGGCTTTCAAGGCCTTTTCTGCAAGGACTTCGGCAGAAACTTTGGCAGCTTCCGCAGTTCTCAAAATTTCCTTGAGCGACGTGTTGACGCCTTGCGCCTCTGAGACAGCCTCACCCAAAGTGCCTTTGAGCGCCAAGCCTTGCCGCAGATCTTCCCGCAGTTTTTGCAGCTCCACCTCAAGTTGCTTTACTTGGTTAAGTTTAGTTTGATAGCCGAGAAATTCATCTGAAAGATTATGTAGTCCCCAAAGCCAAATAGTCGCGTTCACTTTTTCAATCGCATTGGCCAAGTTCACGACCTCATCCGCGCCCCCTGTTAGGCCTGAAATAAATCGCGCGACAGTATTGAGCTGCTCAACCAACTCCCTTTGGAGTGTTATTGGCAACTGAATGAGCTTCTGTTTTTCAGTAGCATCCGTTAGAGTCGCCCTTATTAAATTTAAATTCGAGAATGATTCAATTAAGGGAATGGATCCCTTATTTAGGTCAAATTTTAATTCATTGGCCTTTTGAATTGCAGCGTTCTGCGCGTCTTCACTTAAGCTATTAATTTTTTCGACGATTTGATCAATCATAACGAATTTTATTATTGCTCAGCGCTATCGAAAACATCCTCAAGATCCTCGCCGCTGACAATCTTTATGCATTGGGCGTAGAGTTCCAGATAATATTTTCTTGGATTCCTTGTTTTTTCTGCAACCTTGTCGGCCTCTTGCTCTGAAATTAGCTTCATCAGGTCATAAGCGACCTTCTCGTTGCCGTCAACTCCGGAAGACGTGCGATTTGCCATAAGCATTTGTATTTGACGAGCTCGGTTATAGGGAAACAACATTGTGGCATATTTAATCGCGATTATAGAAAATGCAAGGGATAAATGGCTCGGTTAGAAACAGCCTTAAAAATTGCGAGAGGTCACAGATAATGGCCACATAGCGCTTAGACCGACAACCGATGAGAAGTCGAAATAGGGCCGAATCAGCGGCTGAAAACAATTAGGATATCAAGCGCCCTGCTTGGGAGACACGGAAAGCTGCTGCGTCGCGTTGCCTTTTTCAGCCTCCCGCTCCTGGTAAATCTGGCTGAAGGAATAGCTCGGCAAAATTATAGGAGGGAACAGGCCCCTTGAAGTGATATTCAACACCATCTCCCGCGTGGCTGAATATAGAATTCCAGCGCCGTTGACAAAAACCAACTTTTCGCAGTTTTCGACGCTCCATGCCGATTCATCAACTGTAAATAGTCCGACCGTTTCTATTTTCCCGACGTAACTGGCCATCATTCCTTCTCTTGACTTGAGCAGCACACGTAACACTAAACACCATTCACCACTGCCCTCCTTTCGCGGTTGAAGGGTTGGGTCAATTTCTAAATCTGGAATTACGTTTTCATCCGGCGAAGGCGAAGGCGAATTGAGGATATGGACTTCTGAAAAGAATATCCGATTGACTTGGAGCGGAGCAGCTTTCATTTGTAACAACTTCGTTTAGACAATAAAAATTAGGCCCACTAGATCACATTTTAGATCACAGAGCGGTATTAGCCAGCGCAGTTGACCGGCCGATCGTTTACCGTCGCTCGATTAACGCGCTGCCGCCGTTTGTAAGCAGCAGACCCCGCCCTGTCGAGGTGAACCAGAGTACTCGTTTTTAGAACATCCGTTTACCTGAAAATCCCTCAATTAATGGTTTTTCTCATTCGCTTACCACAATCGAAAACAGCCTCGTCCTGGAACGAAAATCCCTCTTTTTTTCGCGGTTTCGTTCCACTTGATACCCTAATTTCATTGGCATTTTGGCCCATTTTTCGGTTCGTTTCACCCCTCGATTCCCTGATACGTAAAAGGTGGAACGAAACTCAGTTTTCGGTGGTAAGCGCATAGTCGCGCCCATCTTTCTTAAGCCATTGATGAACTCCGGTACCCGCCCGAGGCGGCGTGGCAAGAATCTCCCGCAGGAACGGTGGAATAGAAGCTGTAGTGGACATAGTAATCGGTTATTGCGTGATGGGTTTGTATCCGTATTTCAAGGCGTCGTTCAGATGAACCGCCGGAATTGAAGTAATTGTGCCGTCCGGCCGTTGCACTCGGACGCTTTGCGCCGGGGATGTAGGCGGGACGTCCTGACCGGCTGATGGTTGCGGCGGAGCAATGCCAAACGATTTCAAAATACCAGGTCCGCCGGGAGCCGCTTCCACATTCGCCAACGCATCCTGATTCATGCCACCCGGAGTCAACGTGAATGAATTCGTTGTCGTGTTATTTCCGCTGCCATTCCCGCCACTGCCGCTGCTGGAGCCGGAGCCGGAACCGGGCCGGGCCGGAGCGATGTTTGGCCGCACCGCCGCGTTGGTCCCGAAGATCAGGCCTGCGGCGGTCGGAATCGGACCCGGCACGCCCGCAGCCGCCAATTGCCCCGCCAAAACGCCCATACGCTGCGCATCGGCCGGATTGACGGTAACCGGGAGCATGGGCTTTCCGGTGTCGGCATCCTTGGGCACGTAGGGGTCGTTTTGCGCCACCGCATTGGCGATTTGTTGCGGCGCCTGGCTGACTTCCCGGTCGAAGTCGCCCGTGTCGCCGGCGTTCGATTTCAATCTCGCGCCAGCCGCTTTTGCGGCGGCCTGATGCTGTTGAACCAGACTTGCCACCGCTCCCCAATCACCCTGGCCCTGGTAAAGGGCGTTGATCTGCGGGTTTTGCAAGAAAGCGGTTTTGCCCTGCGACGGCATCGAATCAATGGATTGCCGGAGATATTCCGTTTTTTGGAGCGGCGACAGTTTCTGGTCCAGCGAAAGTCCCTGGAGCCCCTGCATCACTCGTTCCTGGGCGTCCTTGCCGTCCTGGATGGCCTGCACCACGCCGTACTTTTTTTCCACGGCATTATCTTCGTTCTCCAGCCGCTGCTCCTGCAAATCCGCCGACTCAGCCTGCTTTTGCTCGATGTTCGCGTAATGCTGCATCATGGCGTTGCGAAAGGACTGCTCCACGGCGTTCCGTTCGGCTTCCTCCTGCATGGACGCCGTCAGGGCGCGGTTGCGATAGATGTTATCCGCCGCATTTTGCAGCGATTGATTCAATAATTCTGCGCTTCGTATGTTCATAGTTTTCTCTCAGTTTGGGACGTTAAATGTTCGATGTTCTTATTTCAGATTTGAGGTTGTCCCGCGATGGACGCGAAGGCAGGCGAACTCACGACGCCGGATTTTGTGGGCTTAACAAAGTGGGCATTGCGGTCGTCGCCCTTGGCGTCAGCGCGCTGCCCAGGTTCAGCATCCCCGTAAGTCCAGTCATCCACGGGTTGACCTGGTTATTGGCGTTCTGCATTTGTGTTTCCCAGTTTTGCAGCCCGATCTGTTGTGCCGCCGCGCCGTTGTCGGTCAAGAGTGGCAAAGTCGCCCCGCTCGACATCGGCGCCGGCCCGGATGATGCGCCGGAGAGCGACGAAAATTGGCTGCTCGGCGTTTGTCCATTGGCTTCCGCCGCCAGGTTCGCCAGGTTTTGTTGCGTGCGCCGATACTCAATGTCCTCGGGATCGGAGCCGCTCCCAAAAAATCCCATCGCCGATTGCGCCGCCTGCGCCTGCCGCTGTTCCCCCGGAAACTCACTCGTCAACGGCTGACCCCAATTAACGTCAGTGGCACTGCCACCGCTGCCACCACTGCCTCCTCCTCTCGACCCCAGCGCATTCGACACCGCCGCATTCAACCGTTCCGTATCCGTCGTCGTGAGCGAATTATTTTGTCCCGCGTTGAGCGCATCCTGGATCTGCGAATTCAGCATCGTCGAGACCGGCTCATTCAGCGGCGCGGCGCTTTGCTGCTCCACCAGATTATTCATCACATTCCGCGCGGCGAAACTTTCGGGATCGGCCTGTTGTTCCTGTTGCAACGCCTGGGCGATGAACTTCGGGTCATACTGCTGTTCGAGCGACAATTGGCTCGCCGCACTTTGCTGCGCTTCCGTGGCCGCGGCCTGCGCGGCGCCGTAACCGTTGAAATCAATCGTGTAGGAACCGTCGCCGTTCTGCTTGATCGGAACGCCGTCAATCGTCGTTGCCCCCGGCTTCCAGGCAAGCCCCGCCGATTGCGGCGAAACGTAATTATATTGCGGCTGGCCGCCGTAACGCGAATAGCCCGGGTTCGCCTGCGGTAGCAGGTAATTTTGATCGCCGGAAACGAGCTGCCCATTCGGTCCATACCAGCCGCCGCCCGACTGCTGGATTCCCAGCGCGGATGCCGATGCGCCCTGCGGCAAATTGAACGTATAATTGCCGCCCGACTGCGCCGCGGCAGCCATCCCGCGCTGAATCGGCAACAACGCCGCCGTCGTATTCGCCATCTGCGCGGACGACGCGGCTTCATTTGGGTATTGAGGTTGGTTGCCACCCGCAAGGGCGTAACCGGTTTCTGCCAGGCCGGCGGTCGCGCCAACGGCTCCTATCACTGTGGCTGTAGTTGCAAAACTCATGAGAATTGGATTTTTGGGTTAGTGGATTGTTGGATTAATGGAAAATGAATCGGCCCCTTCGCCGATGATCGATGCCCGCTCTCACCTGCATCCTCTTCTTCCTCCGGAGAGGATTTCACCTTCGAAGGCGGAGGTGAGAGCGAGCCTTGCTCATTTATCCACCCATCCAGAAATCCATTCATCCGGCCCATTTGGGCCAACGCTTCTTCCCGGTCAAAGTCGTGCGGCTCGATGATGTCCGCCTCGACTTCTTCCGGCGTCGTCTTGTTCGTGGCATGAAACGTCGTCCATTCCGTGTCTTCGCATATATAGATGATGCGACGCGTCCCCGGCAGGGTGATCCCGATGTGGCCGGCCGCAATTTCCTGGACCTCGGTTGCAGGCCGGGTGTCCTCACCCGGCGCACTTTGGCGGGGAGCCCAAACCAGGCATCGTCCTTTGGTTACGACAAACGGATGTTGCGTGCGATGAATCTTGCTGATCACCAGCGCGCCCTTCGGCATGAAAATCGTGCGAACATACATCCCCGGCGTGAACCGATGCGTCAGCGGCAATTCCACCTGCGGCATACGCTCGACGGCCGCCTGGAGGGAGTCGATGAGCGTTGAAGCGGAACCAGCGGTTTGCATCGGGGCCACGCCTGTTTTCGGCGAGGATTGAGGATTGTGGAATTTCGCGTCCCCCGCGCCCGCGGGAGAGGGAATTATATTTGTGACAGTTACCAGGGGTGGTCGCCCTCCCGGAGTCGGGCTTGACCCCTGGCTAATATCGTGAACCCTTTCAGGGTTCTCAGTTAGTGGCTGCGCCAACATGGAATGCTTTGTATTTGTTTTAGATCCGTTTTCCACAAATACGCCAGCCCTACGGGCTTTAACTACCCCTTGAATCGCATCAATTCGATGTTCCATATTTTCCATTTTTTATTTCAGCGGCAGTTCGCGGAGGGCGGTTTCATTGTGAATTGTTGGCCGGTTTGCACCGGGGCCACGCCTATTTGCGGCGAGGATGGGGGATCGTGGAGTTTCGCGTCCCCTGCGCCGTCACCGCGCGTGGAGCGCGGAATCGTCGCGGAAGATCGTCCGACAACGCTCGTTGCGCCGCTGCACGCGGCGCTGGACGCCGCGGCGCAGCGTCCCTACCATCTTCGCCATGGGCGTTCACGATCCTTCTCCCACTGGAATCGTCTGACTCCAACTCGCAGGCGATGCCGTCGTTGCGGCCGGGGACGGTGTGCTCCAATTACCCGGGCTCGCGTATTGTCCGTAATTAACCGTGGGCGCAGGCGTCAGTACATTCGATAAATTCCCCAACGCCCCGCTACTGTTTAAAATGTTCGCACTGCCCGCGAGCGACGAAAGCCCCACCGTCCACGGATTCGCCTGGTTCTCCGCCCAATTCACATTTCCGCCGTAAATCTCCGACGCATTCTGAAGCCCCTGCAACGCCGAGTTCGTGTTCACAGACGGCGACTGTACCCCTGCCGTATTGAAGGGCGCCGCTCCGCTCGCCGCGCCTGAGAGCGACTGAAATTGCGCCTCGGGCGTTTGGCCATTGATCGCATTGCCCAGGTTTGAGAGCGACTGCTGCACGCGCCGGTAGGTCACGTCTTCCGGTGAAACCCCGCTCTGTAAAAAGTCCAGCGCCTGTTGTTGTCGCTGCTGCTGTTGCTGGTCCCCGACATTGACCACCGCCGCGGCCTCTTGCGACGCCGGCGCATTGCCCAAATAAATCCCGTTTGCGACCTGCTGTCCGCGCACACCCTGCTGGACGGCTTCGGTTTCGCTGTTCGGCCCGGTGGTGAGATTGCTGCCCTGGCCGGCGAGCGCGAGAATCTGATTCTGCAGGCCGGTGGCCATCGGACGGTTTGGCGTCGCCTGGGCATTCGAGGCGATATTGGAAAACTCCTGTTGACGTGCCGCGACTGCATTCGGGTTTGCCTGCCGCAAATTCGCCAGCGCCTGTTGGACATATTGCGGTCCGTACTGTTGCTGGATGTTCAATTCCGCCGGCAACATCGCCTGCGAAAGCGCGGCGTTCTGCTGCGCATTGCCCAGGCCGGTAAAATTATAGTTTGTACCGCCCACATTCGCGGCGCCGCCCGTCTGCGCAAGATAATCAATGTATTGCTGGAACGGAAACGTCCCGGCCTGCGCGAGAGCGCCCGCTACCGCGGCGGCGTTTGGATCAGGTATGTTTGGGGAAGAAGCCATGGGGATTTACGATTTTCGATTTACAATTGACGTGGGTACATTGGTCAAGTTATCAATCGTCGTCCTCAAATGATTGGACTCATCGTCATCGCTTGCATCGGACTCTTGGTTTCGATCGGCGCCGCTATATCTACGGGGTATCGGTCTGGGACAAAGATGGTTCATGGGGTTTTGTTGCCGCTCACGGCTTTTATTTCGCTTAATTTGTTGCTGTTCGCCCTGGTTTTTAAGGAGGGTTCCTGGTTTACGCCGTTTTGGTATTTCGTTTGTTGTTCCATTCTCGTCATTCTGATATCGAATGGGGTGTTGATGATTCCCAAATGGACAAGACGGTGGTCGGTTTGGTTAATTGGATTAATTATTCCGGTTTGCATTCTTGCGGTAGAAATTCTTTTCCTGGGGTTCATTTTACCGGCAAAGTAACCCACCATTTATTCGGCTGAAGTAGAGGGCGGTCTTCCAATTTAAGAATTTCACTCGGAGATATTCCGTCCTGAAAGGACGGCGGAAACTCCGTCGTCCCTTCAGGACAGGGACCTCTTTAAGAGTCCACCAGACACTCCGTGTCTGGCTAATTTCCAATGTCGCTCCGCGACTGAAAGGCATTTGTTTCATGCTTGATTTGAAAATCTAATCACTGTTTTCCAACTCAGTTCGACCAATTTCCTGCGACGATACGTAAACAATCTTTTCTGAGTGGGGAGCGCTCGCGCCCCGCGAGCATCAGGGCGCGCCACCGCGTCCGTTTCGCGCGAAGGCGCGCGAAACAACACGCGAGGCGCGTGTTCTCCCCATCGCACAATCGCCTGTTTTAAAATTTCAGGCATTAATCGCCGATCGCCGGCGACGTCGGCAATCACAATGGAATCGCCATCGGATGGAAACCCATTCCAATCGAACAACGGCAACCCGCAGGCATCCAAATCCTGAATTCGTGCCGCATCGTCGAGCCACGCAATGACCGCCAGGCCAATCCCGGGCAGGACGGAAGTGCCAATCCGCCCAAATTTGTCCGCCAACGCCACGAAGACATTGCGGTTAAGCAGATTGACAAGGACGTAATAGAATATTTTGTCCGTGGACCAGCCCTCGAAACAACGCCCTCGATGATTCAGAAAGAATTTGGCGAGGGTGAAAGCCTGCGAAGATGGATGGCCCATCGCAGAATGCGGATGGCTAAATTCGGAATGCGAAATGGAGCGGCCGTAGATCAGATTTATGCTTGGCATGACTTCGCCCTTTCAGGGCATTCAATTGGAGGCTGCGCCGGGAGATTTTGAAATCTATTTTTCATCGCGTTCACCTTGCGTCCTTTGCGTGAGATTCAATTGCCCAACGCCTTCAAAAACGCCGCGACCGTGATATTTCGCAGTTGCATATACCCGCTCGACGTCGAAATCGTCAGATACATCTCGTTGAAGGCCGGACACGAACGCAGGGACTTTTCTATCTTTGCCGGTTTCACGGTCGCCAGTTGAAACGGCCCCAGGATGTGCTGGCCCAAAATATCCCCTGCCGGTTGCATCTGAGACTGCCAGGCCAGTTGCTGCGCCAAATCCATGATCGCGGCCACCGACACCACCGAGTTCCCCGCCGTAAATCGCAGCGTGCAGTTGTACGGAAACTTGTCATTCACCGCCTGGAGAAACTGAAACGACCGCGTCCAGATCGCCGTGGCGATATTCACGCCGGCGTCAGTGTAAGTCGCCGGGTCAGTCGTCGAAGCCGCATCCTTCCAATAATTCACATCGCCGAGGCTGTCCCCGAATAGAAGCTGCTGCACCGGGTTAAACCGGCTCACGGTCCACGCTGAAGGCGTCCAGTTTTGCCAGCAACCCAGCCATGAACTTAACCGCGTGTTATAGACCAGCACGGCGTTATTGACCATGCTCGTGCCCAGGGGAATCGCAAAGAAGACAAATTCCTTGTACGAAGTCGCCACGATGCCCGGCTGCGCCGCCGGATTGATCTGCTCGATATACTTCTGGACCGGTTGCGAGATGGGCGCCGAAAGCTGCCATTGCCCGGCCGCCGCCTGCATCCGCTGCAAACTCCGGACACCATCCTGCGCCATGAAAAAAATGTCATTGGCCACGCCGCACAACGCCCGTTTGCCCACGCAACCCACTCCAAACGCCACGCTATCCACATCCGTCGTCGCGCTGAACCCGCTCGCATCCGCGGAGGCCGGCGTATTCACCAGCCAAATGCTGTTCGCCTTGAAAACGGCCAGGTTCGAGTCCTGCATGGAATAGAGGGCTACAATCGGGTCTCCATCCCCGTCGCCCACGCGGAAACTGCGCGTCGTCAAATTCCATTGTCCGTTTCCGAACGCCAGCAGGTTGCTCACGGCGATCGTATCTCGCGGCACCGCGCCGCCGCCAATGCCCGAAAATCCGGCGGCAAACATCCGGCCCGTATGCCAGCAAAGAATCGTCGCCCCCACCGGAGGATCGCCCGCCGTTGTCGTGCAAGTCGTCAGATTCAAGTCGCCATCCAGGATGGCCATGGCGTTCACGCCATCCGAAATCAGGACCGTATCAACGCCCTGTTCTATCTCGACCTGTGTGTTCGTATTGGCGGCCGTATAAGTCGCGCCGCCATTGAAACTCGATTGCCAATTCTGATTCTGCCCCGCGCACGCCCTCAGTATCCCATTGCAAATCGACAGCAAAAACTTGTTCTGTGGCGTATCAAAATAAACCAGCGTCATGACCGCCGCCGCGGCGAGCGGCCCCGGTGCAAACCGGTCCGCTCCAGGCCTTGTCCACGCTTCATAATTGTCCCGCACGATCACGTTGATGAGCTTTTGGCATTGGTTTTGGGCGATAAGCGTCGAACGCCGGTAATCATCCTCGCCCCCGGAAAAATCAATCACCTGCTCAAACTGCAAATCGTCATCCGTCCCATCGATCGTGAAGATGGGCTTGCCGTACAGTTGAAGCATTGAGCTGTCTATGGCCATAAAAATTGCGTTGTTGAAACGTTAAATCGTTAAAAGTCGAAATGGTTTGGCCGCGCGTGTTGCGGATTGCGGACGCAGGTTAATATCGAAAGGGGTCTTCATCGCACAAACGCGGAGGGCACGGCGTTGGAGGGACCGAGATGTTTTGCTCGTGCTGAAGGCACAAGCGGAATGTAGCCAGACGCAAAGTGTCTGGATTTAATGCAAAGATATTCCGTCCTGAAGGGACGGGTGGATTCCGTTGTCCCTTCAGGACAAACATCATTTCTCACAGCCCGCCAGACACCGCGTGTCTGGCTAATTTCCAATGTCGCTCCGCGACTTGCAAACATCTGTTCCATAGATCGTAAATTCAGAGGGGGTGATAAGAATCCGGCTGCGTGCGCCACCAGATATCCGACCCAAACCCTCCGTCCGGCTGAATCCTGAATTCACCCGCCTGCTGGAAGGCTTCGTTTTCCACGAGTTCCTTGAGCAACGAAGCGCCCTCCTGCTGGGCCAGCGCCGCCTTGCCAAACTGCCGTTGCCGCAACAGCAAATCGCCGCGCGCAAACGCCATCAGTGCCGGTTCCGCATTGGTAATCGGGGTTGAATCGTAAGGCCCTAAAATCGGACATTTCCCCTTTCCCAAAACACGCAGGTTGGTCGAAACCGTTGGCGCTTCCGTCAACCGGATGCGCTGATGCATCGGGGCATTATTGCGGGCCGCCTGAACTGTCACGGCGCATCGCAATGGGCTGATGGTCGCCGTTACGGGCGTGTTGTCTGAATCACCTACGCCGAGCACAGCGTAAGTCGCGCCGGCTGGATACGTGAAAATCGAAGTGCCGCCGCCGCCCGGGTTGTGAATTTGGGTCGAATTGTCAGCCGACACACCATAGTTAAAATACGTATCGTTTGGCCCCCATTTAATTAGGTAGGCGGCACCCGGCGTCAATAATCCGCTGACATCATATTCGTCCGTGCTTTTTGGATAAATAGCGCCGGAAGGAACCAGATCCGCTCCTGGAATCGAAAGCATCACATTCCCCTGCGTTACCGGCTTGCTGAATGTGAACAGTTGCAATGCCGTGGCGATTGGCGTCGCATTTCCCGACATGCCCCACGTCCCGTTCGAAATCGTAACTCCATCCGGTGAATAAGAAAAATTGCAACTAATGGCCGGCACAGCGCTTGAATCCGCCGCGTTGGTGTCAAATGCTGAAAGCATCTGCGCACTCGCCCATTCCATCACGACCGGCTTGAGCACCTGAAATTCAAACGGCGTGCCCTGGTAATCGAGCCAATCCGTGTCCGTCCGGTAATAACTCTCCAGCGACGACGCCTCCAGGATGTTGGTATTGAGCCGCGCCGCAATCACCTTTTCAATGGCCGCCGGCAGCAAAAGAACGGAGCGCTCCGAAATCCAATACGAATCCGACAGCGTCGTTGTGTCATCCGGATTGATGGTCAAAGTCGCCTCCAGTAACGAGTCCCGCCACAGCGCCGAATTCCAGATCATCTCCAGCCGCCGTTGAAGAAACATTTGTGCGGCCGCCACGTCATCCGTGTCCGTCATACCGCATTGGGTGCAGATATGATTCGCTAAATCAGTCAGAGTCATAGTGTGTTTTTCCTTCTTTTTTGGGGAGCGCACGCGCCCCGCGTGCCCGGAGGGCGCCCTCGCCCGACGAGTCTTATTGCGGTTGTATGAGTACCTGGTTCAGCGGCGACTGCGCCGCGTTGTTATTATCCGCCTCCGTCAAAATCCGGACAAAATTCGTCGTAATCATATCATCCTGGGAAAGAACAACATGCTCAGTGAAATTGGCGAAGCCGCCCCCCGCAGGCGGCTGCAAACACATCCCGGACAAGTAATACAGCGCATTCGCGGCCGGGGTCCGAAAATAAACATCATAGACGCCGGTCCGCAGTGACGTCGCCGATACCGTCTGTATCACGTCCGCATTCACACACGTAACATTCGTAATCCAATACAACGTCCCGCCGTGCGTCGGGTTCACACCGTTCCCGGTTATTGGCGTGGTCCTCGTCAACGCCGTCGCCAAATTCGTATAAAGCTGAAACGCCAGCGGCGCCGTTCCGTTATTGGTCTGCACTGCGTAAAAAAGCGTATTACTCTGCACGCTGGGCACGGTCGGAATCTGCGCCACCTCTCCAGCCCAGGATACGGCTACCGGAAATGAGTTTGACCAATCGATCGCCGCGCTTACGTTCGTGATAAACCCCGTTATCGAATCCATGTTAGTGATCGCCAGTTGGTCCGGAACGCCGGCGAACTGAATCCGCGCAATCGTATACGGCGGCAACGCGTTCTTGTTTGTCATGTACTCGTAGATGGACAGGAGGGAAGCCGCCGTGTTTGTCGGGCCGCTCCCAACCACCCCCTGCTGTGTCGAATTGATTGGAATCGTGTCGTTGTCCGTCAACGTCGGCAGGTTCGTGCCGGAAATGTTCGTCTGGAAATACGCCGTAATTGGAAAATTGGTCTGCCAGCCGAAAGCATTCGTGTACGGCGCCGCTGTATTGGTCCCATACAATCGCCAGGGCGCGAATTCCTGTTCGAATTCATAAGGCAGCGCATAGACCGTCCCCAGGTCAAACGCCACATTCACGTCGAGGTTGGACATCCCCTCTCGATACGGAATGCCGTTAGTATCGAAGATGAGAAAATGCGCGGGATAATTTGTCCAGTTCGGCGCCGCGCCCGATGGCCCCGGGTACGGCCAGCGCGCCAGAACAAACGCATTCGTGGCCCCGCCATTGTTCGTATTGGCGAACGATAACCCCGCCACATTGATGTTCGACGCCGAGTTCCAAAGAAAATTTGAAACTGTGGTGGAAGCCACCCATCCATTTGTCGGGTCATAAAACAACATCAGTCCGTATCCCGGCACACTCTCAAGCGGGGCGTTAATGAAAAAGTTCGTGTTGCCGTAAAGCACCTGCTGCGCGTTAAGCCGGTAATAAGTCTGATTCGCCGGGTTCAAAATGAGGAAATAATAGCCCGCCCCCAGCACCGGCGTCGTCTGTTGATCATTATAGAACTGCACGCCAATGGTCGATTCATCCACCAGGTTATCCAGGTCCGCCGCATAGAGCTGCTGCCCATCCACCGGCGCATACCCCCGAATAATCTCCGAGCCATCGCATGGCCCGCCTATGAAAACGGAAAACAGGATTGCCACGATCGCCAGCGCCCGCACCAATTTAGGTAGAGCAGAAGTACTCTTTTCCCCTGACATTGCAGCAGTTTTATTGTTGATTGTAATGGCGACAGACTGACGGCAAGCCTCATCACCAGCCATTCGTCTCACAATGTTCATTCCGTGCAACCACATCTCGACGTCCTGCCTGGTATAAGTGACCGAGCTTCCTGGGGTTTCGATAGTCACACTATCCGCTTTGTATGCTTCCTTCATTCCGACCGCATACGGCCCACGGTCGACCACGGCTTGACGGACCTGCGCGACTCCCTCTCCCAGCGGGAGAGGGCCGGGGTGAGGGAGGGCGGCCGCTGCGTTTGTTTCCCCATCAAATTTAAATTCAACTTTTTTCTTTTTCATATTCTTTGTTCTCCGCGGTTAGATTCCCCACGCTTTCTTGATTTGTTTCGCGGTAAACCCGCTCTGCCGGCAGGTCTCGGACGTCCCGATGCGCTGCTCGCACTCCTTAAACGCCCGTGGAATCGACTGATCAGCATCCGCGGGATTCGGCAGGCCATCTCCAACCTTCGGCCTGCCGGGAAGCGAGATCACCGGCAACAAATCCGGTGGACAATCATATTTCTTCCCCACCGACCGGATCAGCTCTACGCGCTCCCCGGTCACCCTGTTTTCATATTCGTAAATCGGCATATTCTTAATCTCGTAGGAGACGACGTCAGGAGTCTCTGACTACTTCTTCCATTTCGAGGCATTCACCGCAAACTGCGCCTCCTTAATCGTGGCCGGATGAAAAATATCCTTATGCGCCAGGACATAATGCGCGAACTCGATTGGGCTTTTCCCCGCCGCGCGCGCCTTCTCCGTCAGCAAACCCTTATGCGACGGCTTAATGTGGATCGGATCGTTATTCATAAAGTTAGTTCGCGGTTGACCGGCCCTGCTTGTCACCCTCTCCCAGCGGGAGAGGGCCGGGGCTCTAGCTAGCGAGCGTGGCGAGCGCCTGCTCTCGTGTTGTTCATTTGTAGGGAGAGCGGCCGCGCTCGCCAAATAAGCCCTGAGCACATCCGTCTCCGAAAGCCGCGGCGAAATCAGCAAATCCCTCGGACTCGCCCAGTCATGGTCCGGGATGCGGATCAGCGGCATTTGATATTCGTGCAGGATTGCATTGCAACAGTGCAGCACGTACCGGGAACAAAATGTGTGATGCTCATCCCTCGACGGCATGTTCAGCGCATAGCGAAACAGGTCCACGATCGAGTACCGGATCCCGCGGCGCAGATTCGCGTCGAAGAGATGCTCGAACGCCAGGCATTGCTGATGCGTCACGCCTTCGATCGCGAAAGCGCGCGCATTTTGCAGATCAGCATCCGTCAACGCCCGGTCCCGTACCTTCGGCCAAAACGCCTCATGCACCGTTGCGCCGTCGGCCCGCAGGAACGCCGCATGCGTCCCACGACCGTGCGTGAGAAACTTTATCGCGCCATCCAACGGATCATGCGCCCCGGTCCAGATGAGGATTTTTGGCATTTTATGCGTGGCAGCGGATGTCAATCCGCTCTAATTTTTCCAGGTTTTATTTGGCCGCGGCGCCAACCGCCGTCCCCGGCACAAATTGCTGATAACTCTGCGCCGCCACCTTGGCTCGCAGAGCCGCAAAATCCGCCGCCGTTGGCGTTCCATTGGCGAATATCTTTTGCAGATCCGCCGCCAAAGCCGGGGCCTGTTGAATGACCTCTTCGATTCCGAAGAGCACCAGTTGTAACATTGCTTGATTCATGATTATTGACTCCTTTCGTTCTCGTCGCCGTTCTCGTTCTCGTCCTCGAACGGGTTTTCGGTTTTTGTTTTTATCCAGGCAAGTGGCGCTGCCACTATTTATTCGTCGATTGCTCAAACTGCGCCGCCAAATTCAACAGATCCGTCAGAGACTGCGTCGCCGACGTAAGTGCCACTGTTTCCTGTTGCGATTCGGCCACGGAATTTGTGCCGGCGGCGTTCGCGTAAGCTGTCGTGGCATCAATCGCCGCCAACTCCGCCTGTTGATACGCGTCGAACGCCTTTTCCACTTCCAACTCCTGGCTGGTCGGCGGATGATACATGGATACATAGGCGCCCCAGGCGCTCATGGCCGTGGTGACAGCGGCGTCCGTCGTCGCTTCAGTTTTGTATGCCGCAGTCGTGACCGATTGCGTCGCACACCCGGTTAATGCAAATGCAAGTGGCGCTGCCACCGCGATGCCGATAAGTGCTAATGGTTTTGTTTTCATTGTGTTTTTTGTTTGTACCGAAATCTTACGCCTCACAATCCCAGCGGCCCTTTCATATGTGGATCCGGCGAGATCATCGTCCCACCTGCCAACGCCGCAGGACTGACCTGCGCGACACCCTCTCCTTGGGGAGAGGGCAGGGGTGAGGGAGGATTGACCGAACTCGGACCAGCCACCACCGCTGTTGAACCCGTCCTCACAAACCGCTTCACCCCCTCCCAACCGCCGGCTCGGCCGCAGGCATAAACCGCCAGGTGCGCATAGTGGACCAGTCCCGCAACGACCGTTCCAGTCGCGCTGACAATTAAAGTAATTTCGCCGCCAGACAGGTTGTAACCCGCGTAGCTCGCGGCTTGTTGTCCCAGTTCAAGTAATGGATTCGGATTCGTCATGATGTTTACCTCTCACTAATAATGTTCGTTGTGGTCATGGCACTCCCGGCGCTCCTGGCATCCACCTCATTCACGGCGCTTCCCCCTGCGTCCAACCTCCGGAAAATCACCTTCAAATCCCTGTCAATCCGATCCAACCGATCATCCAGCCGCACCGCATTCGTCGCCGCTTGAGATTCCAAAGCTGTAATCCGCCGCTCGTGATCCGCAACCTGCCCCGGCAACACCGCATACGTGCTCGCCTTGGTGAACGCCCAAATCGCAAACGCGCCAAGGACACCCAGAGTCCCGGTGATCGAATACATCTTGCCCCAGTTGATGTTTTTGGTATTCATCATGAGAATTGGGTCGCCATGAATCTAAGCGCCATGAGGCACATACTTTCTAAACTTCTCGGTTGGTTTTTCCCGCGGGTCGGTCCGCACCCGGACAGCTTTTGCGAAGTGTGCGGAAAGAACCCGGCAACCGTTAAAAAGTCTCATTGCCTTGTCTGCGATGCCTGCCGAATTGATTTGAGCGCGTGGTAGCATGAAGAGTCATTGGGCCGAGACGAGGTTTGAGTGCAGTCCCGAGTCCCAAAATAACACCCCCGTATCATTGCTGTTCCATAACTGCGGCGTGACAAATGGCGAACACGGCTGGTCCCAAATGTAACCCGAGTTCGGGATCAATGACTGGATCGTGTTGACGAGAGAGTTGGAGAAATACTGATAGCCGTTCGATAGCGGGTGCGTCTTATCAGAGAAAAATACTACACTATTGCTGCAGGCCCCGTTTGTTCCAATCGTCGGAACCGCCGCGTAATCACAGATGGCATTGAACCCAAGGCCGAACCAATTCGTCCGAAGGTACGTGTTTAGGTTTGTACGCGTGCCGTTATTGTCGCCCTCCTGGTAAGAAGGTATCGTGCAGGCAATCGTCTGCCAGCCGTTGCTCCTGGCGATCGACGCCCAATTCAGGTAGTTGGTCTCCGTTATGGCGATGCTGTCACTGGCATTGTCGTCGTTCACCCGCTCCATAAACGCGGCAATGTGCACTCCGTTTCCCTCACTATTGAACGGCGCCCAATTGTAGGCATTAGTGACGTCGCCGATTGTCGTTCTCCCAAGCTGGGCAACATTTGCGACCTGGAACCAAGGAAACGCTTCGGAAACGTACGCTTCAAGATTCGAAAAATTACCTCCTTCATCGGCCAACGTGATTGAATCGCCCTCTAACAGGATTTCATTCTGCCCAATCCCATAATAATTCATCAGGAATGAATTGACCTGATTAACCTGACTGGCAGATAACGCCGTGGGATAAACAATAATCCTTCCGTAAATCCCGTTCCATGCGTTCTCCGCAATATTGCCGAGTTGGCCAAGGATGAAGTTACCAGCCGCACCGATACCGTTTGGTTGCGGCGCATTGCCACCGCCCAATGAGTTTTGAATGTTCGGGTCGCTCTCCTTTATGCCATTCCTGTAAACTTTGAAACTGACCCCGTCATAACGCACGCAAAGCACTTGCGGATCGCGCCTCAAGGTGATTCCCCAGTACGCCTGATAGCCGTTTGTGCCAGACATATACCCAACGTTTCCTGGAGGACCTCCAACGGCGGGGGAAATAAACCATCCATTAAAATCCGCCGGCGTGCCCGCGCAGAATATATAAGGCGCTCCAGAACCGCCCCATTGAGGAATCGTTGCTGCTCCGTAATCATTGAAGCAAAGGAACAATGTGATACTGGTATTGAGGCTATAACGCGAAAAGAAACCATCGTTCGTTCCAACCGAAGTTGAGGCATTAAAAAAGATACCCGGGCGCCCGCCGATCCCATTTTCAGACCATGTAATTCCGCCACCGCCAAAAGCAATCGTGTTACCATTGCCCGAGCTGTCATTCCATGCGGTCAGTGTGGCCCCGTTGTTCGTCGCGGCCGTTGCCGGGTCGAAATAGGCCACATATCCTGGGACCGGCGGAACTGAACCAGAAATCAATGCCGCTGCCGACAGCGCTACCGATTGAGAGACGCTGGCAGTAATGCCGTACGTCCCGAGGCAAATTCCGCCAATATAATTGCCATCGTCGTCTGTCCAGTTTCCCGTGAGATTTTGCAAAGACCCACCGCTCGGAGGCTGGATGTCAAACGACGTGCCTCCAGCGGCGATCTGATTTGATGGCACGAGGTTCCATCCCGCGAAGCCAAAGTTCTGTCCATTCGGCGAATAAACGAGAACATTTGTCGTCGCCACAGTGGAATTGACAAAGATGGCAACTCCCAAACCTGAGTTGGTACTACTATACGAATACGTGCCGATAATATTTGGCGGCAGGTTCTGATTTGCCGCATTGGTGTAGATTGTGATCTGGCCGAAATTCGTCAGATAGCTGTTTGCCCAGGGGACAAGAAGTCCGCCCGAGCTTGTAGCAAATTGTGCGCTCGAGTATTGGGCGTCTGGCCCGACCTGAACACCCGGCATCACAACATAAGGCCCGGTCTGCGCGCGGCTATTCACCACAGAGACAAGGAGCGCGCAGAAAACTGCCAATGCGCCGCAGCGGGCCCGATCGCCCCAACGGCGGCCGGCCTGATAAACTGAAAAGTTGAAACTCATATTTTTAGCTGTTGAAAAAACCTGCGTACTCCGTGCCTCTGTGGTGAAATTGTTCAGCTCAGCATCCCAATGCTTGCCGCATCATTTCGGAGCGACTGGCCGCCGGCATCGTCCCCGCCACTGTCCCCATCTCCCGTCTCCGGGCTTCCATCTTCCGCTCCCGGCAATTCCTGTCCATTGATGCTTTGCCGTTGTACCGTGGCGTAGTCGCCCTCAATGGCCACCACCTTGCCCGTGACCTGGTAATTCACCACGTCACCCACGTCCGGCGGCTGCATCTGTTCCTGATCATCCGGCATCGCCAGCATCGAGACCGGCACAGTGTCCGTATTCGCCGCATCAGACAGGGCATTCACATCCCCGGGGAGCGCACCCGCCCCGGGTGCATCAAGGGCGCCCCCGCCCGCAGATCCAACCCCCATCTTGCCGGCGTCGTCAGAAGGAGAACCCAGCGCCACAATCAATCCTGGTCCCGCATTAGATTTATTTTTCATATTTTTGTTTTCCTTTGTCAGGGGAGCGCGCGCGCCCCGCGTGCAACGAGTGCGCCCCCGCACGAGCAGTTCATGCTCAATTTCAAATTCGGAGTTATGGCTGCGCCGGAGCCAAACCGGTGGCCCCGGCGCAAGCCGGTCAGAAGAACGTTGTCCGTGTCCGCAATTGCACCGCATGCGGAATGTCCGTCGCCTCACTCGTCCACAAGAGCGCGCTCATGTAGAACGATTTCCAGCCCACAAAGATGAACTGGCCAAGCGGATTGCCGCTGTCCGGGTTTTTCACGATTTTGAGGCTCGGCGTGGCCGGGTCGCTCCCGGCGTCCCCGACCATTTTGGGAATGCCAAAGGCGTCCTCACCCAGGTAGAGCGTCGAATAGATCGCGCCCGCATCCGATGCGCTGGCCGTATTGGCCGCCGCCGGCGCATGAACGCCATAGCCCACGTTTGCCGCCTGTGAAGCGTCCTCGATGAACAGCAAGTCCGGCCGCATCGCCTCCACAAACACGGCGCCGTCCAATTCAAACTGCGCCCATTTCCAGAGCAACTGGTCGGGATTGAATTGCGCGGTGTTCGTCCAGGTCGTGTCCTTGCGCATATCCATCAGCACCGGCGATGGAATGACGCACACATACTTTCCGCCGACCATTGGAACGCCGTTGATCTTGAGTTGTGTCATGCAACCCAGATGGACCGCGCGTGTAATAATGCTGTTGGCGACTGTTTGAGCGCGGAACGTGTTGTAGTCTGTGGCGGAAACGCCCGTCTGTACGGTGCCGCCAAAACGCTCAAACATCGTGTTCGACCCGTTCAGCGTAAGTTGCCCGTTGGGGATCGGATTGGCCGTGCCGTCGGCATCCGCCGTTCCCGCTTTGGAACAAATCGCATGCCAGTTCACCGATTCCAGGTCCAGCGCCGCATCCGCGCCCAATGTCTTGGAATACACGTCCAGCGTATCCAACAGGTCTGTTGCCGTGACGATGTCGGAAATCTTCGCCAGGCTGCCGCGCTGCGCGAGTTTGATGTCGATGTAACCCACACTGACATCGTTCAACGTTGTCGGCACCGTTCCCTCAGTCAGAGCCCCCACGCCGGCGCGTGAAGCCCGCCGGGGCCGGAAAAACCTGATGCCGTTGAATCCCGTTGATTTTGGCACAGCCTGTTGCCGTGCGTAATGACTCAGGCGCAGGTTAAGCTGAATCGCCTGAAGAAGCTGCTTGTTGTAAAAGGACAGGACTCTATTTGAGAATCCGTCTGTTTGTGTTGTTTGAAACGCCATATTTTTACCTTTCTAAATGCGCGAAGACCGTAGGGCAGGCATCTCGCCTGTCGGTTAACCCCGTCGTCTCGACGGGGTCACCATCGCCCGTGACCAAGCTCAACCGCCGACTGGCGCAACGACGCGTAGTCGTCCTGGGCAGGTTCGCCCAGGCGCGCTGCACCGCCGTTCCCGGCCGGAGTCGTCTCGGCCTCGAGGTCCTTAATCCTCGCGCGTAACGACTCCGCTGCCTTCTCCAACACCGGCACACGAGCGGCGGCAGCCTCAAGGTCATTGGCCTTGATCTGCGCGTCCGCCAGCCTGGCGACGTGATAAATCAACGATGGATGCACGAGCAAATGCGGGTCCTGTTTCGCCACCCCGTTCAAGTGCCGGGCGACGACCTGTTGCAAACGGCTGCCGTTTTTGCCCAGTTCAGGAAACGCATTGCACGCTTCCAGGGTCCACTGCTTGCGCGCCTGCTCAAACTGTTGCTGGCGCTGCTGCATGGATACGGGAGGGTTCGTTCGAAGTTGCCCGGCATATTCGCCCAGTTCATCGGCCAAACTCTCGGCTTTGTCAGCCTGTTTATTCAGCCTTTGAGCTTCTTCGAAACGCCCTGCGTCTTCGGCCCGTTTGGCCTGCATCCGCAAGGCATCGGCATCACGCCGGCGCAACTGCGCCGCATGGAGCGCCTGATCGGGCGTGGCCTGGGGCTGTTCCGCCTGGCGGCGAATCGCCTCAAACTGCGCCTGATCGCGCTCCAAGGTCAGCCGCTGCTGTTCGATGGCCTGCGTCTGCGCGTCCAGGTCGCCTTTGCGCTTGTTGACGGCTTCCCATGTCTTTTCCAGCCGTTCCTGCGCTTTGGCGAACCGGCTTGCGCCGGGGCCGCCGTTCTCAGGCTTGCCGCCTTGCGTGGTTTGCGTCCCGTTTTCCGGCAGGGCAGATTGGCCAGTGGCGCCGCCACTGTCGTTCTCCCCTGGCTTTGCCGTGAACCTTCCCTTTTCGTCTCGTTGTTTATCAGTCTGCGAAGCGTGGCCCGCCTGCGAGGAGGCTGCCGCCGCTGGTGTGTCGGTGGAAGAAGTAACGGAGTTTTGAGCCGTAACATCAGGTAGAGCAGAGCTACCGCTCTGCCTTCCCACAGAGGGCTGCGCGTCAGCCCTGGGTTCGCGCGTAGTCGGGGGGAGCGCACGCGCCTCGCGTGCACGGAGGGCGCCATCGCCCGACGTGTCCGCTCTGGCATCGGTTTTCCCGCCAACAGATTCCGCCGCATCGGCGGCGTCGTTTGAACCTGTCATCGTATCAAACCGTTCCATCGCGGCTTCAATTCCCGGCATGTCTGTTATGTTCTGGCTCATAGTTGTTGGATTAATGGATCATTGGATTTGTGGATTGTTGGGTTGGGAAACGGGTGCGCCTTTGGCGCATGCTCCCCATTTATCCAACTATCCATCAATCCATTCATCCATTTTTCCAGGGCGATAATCTCTCAAGCAACGCCGATTCGTCCTCTATCGACGGCCTGTCATTTAGGTCGGAACGCCCAACCCGGGCGGTGTCCTGGTCGCCGGACACCCGCGAAAGTGAATGGATATACCGCACGCATTCATTCCATCCGGCGCTCACGCCGGCTGAATGGATCGTATTGGCGCGATCATTGGCGCCCTCAATGGCCACGTGCGCCGCCACCGAGCGAATCCGTTTCGAAAAAAGCTGTCCTGCCGGCGAGTTCAAAAAGGCGGCGGCGGCTTTGGCCTCATCAACTCCCCACACAGGGCCGGCGGTGAGCAGGGCTTCCACGTGCGGTGAGGATGAAGGATTGAAGACAGGCGATATCTTGTTAGTTAGATTTCCATGCTCTATCTTGGAAGCTCTATCTTTGCCCTTAATAGACGCTGCCAGGTTCAGGAGTAAGTTGGCAACCGCGTGTTTCATTGCCACCATATCTCTCACTTTGGGGGATCGTTCTCAACAACTGTATTTGACACCTTTTGACACCTTTTGACACCCCACGGGCTCGCCTGCCCGCCATAGCCTCCGAGCGACGGCGGGGCACGCACTACCTCGCCCAGACCACTGAAATCACTCGCAACTCCAAACCATTGGCCAACAATTCCCCTCGCCCGACGGGAGAGGGAAAGGGCTCTAGCAGCCTGTTGAAAAACTCTGGACATCGCCGCTGAGAGGATTTTTGGTTTTGTGCGCGGAGCGACGAGGGAACGTATCCTCATGGATCCATGACCGAGGAGCGACAAAGCACAGAATCAAAAAGACCTCAGCCCGAAGGGTCTCAACAAAAACCGGACGGCGGCTTTGTTGCTCCTCAGTCGAAGACCCATGAAGGGTATTCTCTTTCGTCGCGCCTCGTCGGCGCTCGGTTTTTATTGAAACGGCGGTATCCAGAGTTTTTCAACAGGCTGCTAGCAAGCGTGGCGAGCGCCTGCTCTCATGTTGTTCATTTGTAGGGAGAATCGTTCGAGCGAGGACGTTGAGGTTTCTTCGATTTTGCGGCGAGGGCAAGGGCCTGCCGCGCCATAGCGAAGCGACGGCGGGTGAGGGAGACCACCTATCGCGCATCCCGTACCGGGCGGCTCTCAAGCGGGATTTTCGAAAATTGTTCCATCACATCCAATAGTCTTTGGGCGATTTCAATCGCCCTTTCGCCGGGATTATCGGATTCCAAACAGAGGACGAGATACCGGGCGCACATGTCCATGGTCTCTTTGTCAGGCCGCATCTCCGAATCGGTAATTTTACGAAGCAACCTCTTTAGTTCGCGCTCGATTTCGGGATTCAGATCACTGGAGATCAAAGGCTGGGAATGTAACTGAAGGTTTTTCCCAAGAATTTTATGCTTGTATCGATAGGCGGCGCAGAGTTCCTGAACAAATAAAATCTGTTCCGGTGCGAAATCGTGAATCTCAAATGCCGTGCCGGCTTGAGCCAATTCCCAACAGAATTTCTGCCATCCCCTGGTCCTCGCCGAAACCACCCTCATAGTCCAATGTCGGCCCAAAACTCGAAAAGTCAAAGGGTGGCGGCGCCACCGGCCATGGTTGAAGCAGTGGCGGCGCCACTGGCCTTTTTGTTGCCGCACAGCGCAGCGTCGTTTGCCATGACAGTGAGGGTGGCCAGCGTCACTTGCAAAGAGCGGGGTTCCCATCCAGGGAAATGATAAGATTCGCAGGACGGAATCTGGCGCTCGAATTGCATTTTAAAAACTTGCACTTCCCCTCACAAAGCGATGATAAGTGGCATAATAGTAGCTTTTTATGAAGAAAGCTGTGGGAAAATGAAGCGTAAACTGGTGTTTCCGCAAATCGATATGGCTAAGCCCGATGGTTCGGGTGGCAGCTGAATTGTTTTTTTGCGGAGGCATGGGGCTGATCTGGAATCAGTGCCGGGAAAAGTGGCTTCATATTTTGCCCATCATTGTTCGAAAAACCGGCGCGTATACCGCGCATTTAAAACAAACTATTGATTCATCCAATGCGTGCAACCAGGACAACAACAGCGTCAAAATGCTCCGCGCCGTTTTCGAAAACGGCGGAACCGCCAAACCAGGGAAGACCATGTCCAATACACCTGCCACACCGTTAAATGTATTGTTGGCGGAAGATTCGCCAAATGATGCCGAGTTGATTATTGCCGAACTGGAGCGCGCCGGATATGCGCCGGTGTGCAGGCGCGTGGACTCCGAATCCGCTTTCAAGGCGGAACTGGAAAAGAAACCCGACATCGTCCTTTCCGATTATTCAATGCCGGGGTTCAGCGGGCCGCGGGCAGTGGAACTTTTGCACCAGAGCGGATTGAACATCCCCTTCATCCTCATTTCCGGGACGGTCGGCGAGGAATCCGCTGTGGAGGCAATGAAGATTGGGGCGACTGATTATCTTTTAAAGGACCGGCTGGGCCGGTTGGGGAAAGCGGTGGAACGGGCTCTGATTGAGGCCAGGGGGCGAACGGAGCGCAGACAACTCGAAGCGCAATTTATCGAAGCACAGAAGATGGAAGTGGTGGGACAACTGGCCGGAGGCGTGGCGCACGATTTCAATAATATCCTGGGTGTCATCATTGGCTATGGCGACCTGGCGAAGGAGGAACTTGGCCCTGAGAGCCCCGTGCACAAGCATATAGAAGAAATTTTACACGCCGCGGACAGGGCGGTGGGGCTGACCCGGCAGCTCCTGCTCTTCAGCCGTAAACAAACGGTGCAACCGGTCGTCCTGGATTTGAATGACGCCGTGGAAAACATGAAGAAAATGTTGCGGCGGCTCATCGATGAAAATGTTGAACTAGCGATAGTACCCGGAAAAGAAATCGGGCGGATCAAAGCCGATGCCGGCCATATCGGACAGGTCCTGATGAATCTCGCCGTCAACGCCCGGGATGCCATGCCCAACGGGGGCAAACTCACCATTGAATCGAACAACGTCACGCTGGATGAGAATCATTCACATGCGCACCCGGACGCCAGGCCGGGCAATTATGTCATGCTGTCGATACGCGACACAGGCACGGGAATGAGCGATGAAGTCAAAGCCCATTTATTCGAAGCCTTTTTTACGACCAAGCCGAAGGGGAAAGGCACTGGATTGGGGCTGGCCACCTGCCAAACCATCGTCAAACAATGCGGCGGTTTTATCGAGGTGCAGAGTGAACCCGGCAAAGGCACGGCATTCAGGATCTATTTTCCGCAAGTTGACCAGGCATTGGATGCCCCGGCCAGGCCCGCCGCGGCGAAGCCGCTGGTGCGGGGGACGGAAACGATATTGCTGGTCGAAGATGAACCTACGGTGCGCCATTTGGCATTCAATATTTTGCAATCACAAGGCTACAATGTGTTGTCGGCCAACAACGGGCAGGAAGGCCTGCGTGTGGCGCGTGAATACAAAGACCAGCCGATTCGCCTCGCCATCACCGATGTGATCATGCCGCAAATGAGCGGCAAGGTGATGGCCGAATGGCTGAAAGAAACCTGCCCCGACCTCAAGGTCCTTTTTACTTCCGGCTACACCGACGATGCCCTGGTCCAGCACGGCATGCTCGAACCGGGCATTGCGTTCCTGCCAAAACCTTACACCGCCGCCTCACTCACGCATAAAGTGCGCGAAATTCTGGACCGCGAGTGA